TTAGTAGAAGCTACTTTACCATTTAAAATGGCTCCTTCTGGAAATACATTTTCTAATGTATAACCTTTAGATTTAAACTTTTGTAATGTAGTGTTAAAGTCACCCGAAATTGAAATTCCGTCAAATACTTGTGACATTGCGGTGCCTACTAAAAAAACAATGATTAATGTGGTTGTTATTAACTTTTTCATGGTTGGTTAATTTTTTTAAATTAAAATAATTTTTTTGCTATTTCTGATTTTTCCTGAATATCAACCTCTATTAACTTTGCATTTTCATATGCTATTAATACACTTTTGAATTTGCTAATAGATACTGATACATTGGTATTATCTCTTCCAAACCAAAATGAAACATAATTGGTTTTATCGTTTGCAACCGCTTGCATTTCGTACCCATCCCCCTCATAATAAGGTTTTAAAAACGATTCATACTTTGTGTCTGGCTTACCGTATTTTTGAAATAGGATTTCATATATACTTTTATAATCTGCTTTAATGCTGCTCCAGCTATCTATCTCGTCAAAATATCCATATACTTTACATACTTGATTTGATTTAGGTGTTGACATAATAAATAGGTCAAATTTCTTTCCCATTAGTTTCCCATTCATAATTACCGTATTATCAACTTTTTTATATTCAGAGAAACCTCTTGCTTTAAAACTGTCAACTACCGATTGTGTGTTTCCAGATATGGAAACTCCATTGAATGTTTGAGAATAGGCAACAGTTGTTGCGAAAAATAGAACTACTAAGATTAATTTTTTCATGGTTGTTATTTTTTATGGTTATTGATTTTGTTGTTCTTGTGAGTCTAAAATTTGTTTTCCTTTATCTGACAATGGCCTTGCAAATAGTCTTAATTTTTTTCCAGTATTTGGACACACGAAAGTGATTCCAGCATCTTGGTATGCTTTTAATACAATTTCTAAGCCGCCATCGCCATCAGGACTTGCGCCTACTACATGTGGTTCATCATAATCAAACTGCATACAAAAATCACATCCTTCTGTGTAAACTTGTATTTCTTTTGGAATTTCTGTTTTTTTCTTTGCCATTTTTATTTATTTATTTATTTCGTTAATATCAACAATTTTTACTTCTTCTCCACCTATCATTGCGTCTATAGTTAATTCTATTATTTCTCTTTGATCTGGATTTAATAAAGCCACTTTTTCAACAATGGCTGGGACAGAAAAAACATCACTTTGTATTTCTTTTTTAATTCCAAGTCTAACTTCGTTTGTAAGGCAAGGGTGCGTTATAATGTCATTAAATATCCAACCAATTTTATTGCTGTAATTTTTAAATATTTTTTCTCCTTGTGAATTACGGTATTGCCTGCAAAAATCTTCAAATTGTTCTTGAGCCATTTTTAAATTTTGAATTGCATTTATAATATTCGCTCCGTTCATTTATTAAAGTTTAAGTGCTTGTTTTCAATTTCAGATAAAAATTCTCTTGCTTTTTCTACTTTATGCTGAATCTTTAAAATATCATCTTCGTTTCTGTCAACATTAAAAACTAAAACTCTTTCATTAATATTAATATCGTCAAATGTCATGTTAAACTCAATCTTCATTGCTTCTTTTACATACTCTGGATTTTCTTCTGTAACAACGTCCATTTTCTTTAACAAATAATACTTTTCTTGTTCTATAATGCTAAATGGGGTATTAACAAGGCAATAAGTAATCATAGCGCTTTTAGCATTTGTAAGCCACATATACGACTGCATTTGCCAATAATATAAGCTATCTAACTTATCTGGTATATTACCTAAAAATGTCCAAAGATCATAACTAGATTTAATATCAATAATTCTATCATTGTCAATAATATCAGGAAACCCTGTGATAAAATCATTGGTAAACCTTTTATCATTTTTACTAAATGGAATTTTTAAATACATAGATAGAAGGTCAATTGAGTCTTGTTCAGCTTCAATACCTTTCTTCATCTGTTTTGTTTGTATATCTCTTTTCCTTCCATATTTTTCAGCTATATAAACTTCAATCAAATGTTTTTGTGCAGTTTTAGATAACACACCAGCTTCTTTGTCTGCTTTGGTTACAGGCTCGGTCATTAAATAGCCAACAGAACTTGATCTAATTAAGGTTTGGTTCCAATTCATAATTTTAGGTTGTTTAGTTTTTTATTATAATGCTCTTGTAATTCTGGATTATTTTTACTCATCAATTCCCAAGCTTTCAAATCTTCAATTGTATTGCATGAATCAATAAAATCTTTTGTTTTTTCTGTTAACGTCTTTTTTGATTGAGTTGGTATAATCTTTTCAATAATTGGTTCATCTTGTTCAAAATAAAAACCAGCTTCTTCAATTTGTTTTAAGCTTTTTTTATGATACTCTTCAACCAATTCTCTTGCGTTATCAAGAGCTTTATTAGCCGATTCTCCCGGATTTAAAGCAAATTCAACACCTATTTTTTCTGATGAATAGTTTCCTAAATTAAATGTTCTAGTGTAGTTGATGGTTTGTATGTGCATATTACTTATTTTAATCTGGTTACATTGGTTTGTTTTTCGTTTTCTTTAATCTTAAATACTTTTTGTTTGTGCTGTTCTTTTCTTTTAAGATTTGAAACCATAACCATTACTGAGGTATATGGGTTTTCTAATAGTAAACTTTCTCCTACTTGCAGTTCTGATACCTTGCTTGATACCGAATCTGGACTAATGTTTCTTGCCATTTTTTTGTGTTTTTAATATTTGAGTACAAAATTAATTTAATTAATTTAATTAAAAAAATAAATTTAATTAAATTTCTTCTTTACAAGATTCAACTTTGATCTATATTCAATAATTAAAGACTTCAATTCTTCTTTTGTAGGCTTTGCAACTTGTCTAGCTAATTCCCTTAAATACTCTGCTACACCATTATTTTCTGCATCAAGCTTACATTCAAATTCTTCTAAATTACCCATCTTAAAGTAATTTTCTTCCATAGATTGTGGTCTGCAATTTGCCTCTAACCATCTAGTACCAAGATTTGCTCTAGGAATAAAGTGACCGCATTGTATCTCCTGCCATCTCATCTTTTTCCCAGAAGTGTAACACTCTACCATACCATCCTTATCCGCATATTTACATCTTATGTATTGGCTAAAAACATGATCTAAATCTGAAACTAAATTTTGAAAGCTTTCTCCATCATCTTCAAATTCTTCCATTCTTTTTTGTGTAGATTCAATAGTAGCGCATTGTTTACACATCTTTTTTGAAAAATGATAATCAATGTTTCCGCATCTAACGCATCTCTTTTTCTTTACTATTATCGTTGAGTTTCTCATCTTCTTTTAGTTTATGTAGCTTGTTATTTATAAATTTATATTTACCTAAATACTTTCCATCTTTATTAACCTCTATTATTAAATCTAATTTTTTAGCTAAATCGTATATTATTTCCTTATTCTCCATCATTAATATTAATATCATAATAAAAAGAATCGGTATCTTCAACAACCCATTTGTCTGATTGATTTTCAACAGAATCAAGAATTGTATCAACTTTAAATTGCTTTAAATCATCTGGTAATTTTTTAGTTACCCAATTAGAATCTTTCCAAAAAATTCTATTGTTAGGCATACACAATAAATAACCATCATCAGATTCTAACAAATGTCCACACTTATAATCAGAAGGCTCGTTACTATATGGATTTTTATACCAATCAACAGTTAAAAGATAAGTAGCCCATACTTTACTTCCATCTCTTAAAATTATTTGCGCTCTATGATATGCTAAAAAATCATATTCAATAACTGATACATTTTCACTAAAACAATCCCATAATTGTTTATAATAAAAAGGAATATCATTAATAGGTATTTTAGTATAAATTTCAGATATTGGAACTCTACTTCTTAACATACCTGAATCAGTAATAACGTGGAATGTAAGTATCTTACCAGCGCATGACTGTATTCCAAAAACATAAACATCGTAATACTCATTACAATCTTTTTCATTTTTAGTAAAATAAGATTTTTTAACTAAGGCTTTAAAGCTGGGTATATTTGAATTAAGTTTCATATAAAAATTTTATCAAAGATATTTAATTTAATTAAATTACAAAATAAATTTAAAAAAAAATTAAAAATATTTGGGAATATAAAAAATAAAACTATTTTTGTTATTCAATAATCAAAAAAATTTATGGAAATCAAAACTGAATTAAGGCTTCACGAAAGAATTAAACAAGCTTTGGATGGACGTACACAAAGGTGGTTGTCGTTAAATGCAAAGATACCAGAATCGGAATTATCGCGCAAAATGCAGGGTAAATTACTATTTACTGATAGTGAGATTGCACGCATAAATGAAGCTTTGAAAACCGATTTAGTTAATGATTAATTATACATAAATGGCTCGCCCAAAAAAGAATTATTGTGATTATTTCCCTCATGAT